AGGGTTTATCGTAGCCAAAACCCGTGGAAAAACATGTTCCGGTATCACCATGCAGCGCGACGGTCACTTTGGGCACGTACGCGGCGTTGTGGCCGGAGAATCTGGACGGTTGCGCGGACGCGGTCGAGATGCTCCACTCCGCATGCTAGAGGACTGACGTCAAGGAGGTTGTTCCGTGTTTGCACCGTTTATACCGGAAATCGGAAAAGGTTTTCAAACCGACTGAAACGCCTTTGTTTCTAACGGTTTTCGTCGGGCTGACAGGATTTGAACCTGCGACATCCTGTTATATCTGGTGGTTTTTAGGTTTGGTTTGACAGACTGTTTGGAGATTGAGAAACGTTGGCATTTCAACGCTTTTGCCATCCTGTAAGTTGTGATTGGTTATGACTGTATGGAACGCAACGTGACGGTCTTTGTATGCGGTTTGTATGCGGAATGAAGAAAAAGCCCCTCCCCCAGCATCATGCTGAGAGAGGGGCGATGTTGCATTAGGGCGCAAAATATTCCAACAGGAATTCAAAAGCGCGATTTCCCACGCTTAAAAACGGGGTGTGAGAATTTCCACAAGCATTCGAATGCGTGAAATTTTTCCACGCGAGGTTGAGTCTCGCGCCCGAAAATTAATCACTGGCCGTCGGTGACGGTGATCCTGAGCTTGTCGAGCTTGGCCTTCACCGCGCCCTCCACAGCGGCCGCGATCTGGTCGGGGTCGGCACCCTTGGATTCGGCGAGGGTCTTGACCGCCTCGGTCAAAGCCGCCACCTGCGTGACCAATTGACTGGTCTTCGCATCGATGCCGGCCACACGATCCCCTAATTTCGCGCCGCCCTGCACCGGCTGTTCGACCACGAGGTTGCCCAAGGCGGATGCGTGGGTGTTCCTGTCCCACTGCGAAAGCCTGAAAAGCTCCTTCTTCGTGGCGTTTGCCGCCGCGTCCGTGCCCTGCAGGCGGTCACGCATCAGGACGCCGTTCTGTCGAAAATTCCACACGTCTTCTGCCGACATGTCGTCTCCTCCTAATAATTCGTTCGCTCTTTTGATGATCCTGTCCACCGGCAGCGCGTTGACGCACCTGTCGGGACACCCGTAGTGGTCCGTGCCCGGCACCTCGCGGTGCAGGACGATATTGCCGGCGCGATTGCCGCTGGCGTCGTGCCACAGCGTCTTCCACCCGTATCGGCGGGCGATGTCGGCGCACAGTCTGGCGCTGGCCTCGACCTCCGCGTCGGTGACGGGGATTCCGGCCATGCCGCCCTCGTGCTCGATGGTCACGCCACTGCAATCGGATTGCCAGTTGGCGTCCGCCCAGCTGCCCTGCGTCTCGTCCACCCACTGGTAGACGCTGCCGTCGCCGCCGACGCCATAGTGCGAGGAGGCCTGGAAGCTGGAGCTCATGAAGCACGAGTCCGTGCCGGCCAATCGGCCGACCATGATATGCAGGGTGATGTGATCGACGTGCAACCCGTCACGGCCCTGATAGTGGTTCGGACTGCCGCGCCATCTTGCGAAGCCTGCGCCGGTCACTGGACGTCACCGCCCGGCACAAAGTCGGAGTCTGCCACGGTGTTGTCCGCGTCCGTCGATTCGGCCGATTCGGCGGCAGTCTTCGGCGTGGTCTTGTCCACGGCTGCCGCCGCGCTCAGGGCCGCGCTCTTCGCGGCGCTGACGCCGTGGACCACGCCCTCCTTCTTCAGGGCGTCCACGAGCTGCTGTCCCGCGAGGCTCGCGGACGTGATGTTCTGGTTCTTCCACCAGCCGTAGATCGTGCCCGCGATGCCGATGACGCCGAAAACCGAAGCGCTCACCTGCTCGTCCGTGAATGGCAGCGGATTGATTCCGGCCAGACTGAGACCGGCGTTGACCAAAGCGTAGAGGGTGACAACGATGGTCACGCCGGCCTTGACCCGTTCGCCGGTCAATCCGGGAAGATTGGTGGTTTGTTTTTCGTTGGCGTGTTCCGCCATGATTGCCTCCTTAGATATGGCAAAGGCCACCTCCGAGGAGATGGCCTTGAAAAATGATTGTCAGCGCAGGTGCGCGCCGTGGTTGAAGACGAGGACGAGCGCACAGAGGATGCAGAGGATGCCGATGGACGTCATCGCTCCTCCAAGGTCTCGGGTGCGACATCCGCGCGCAATTCGTCCGGCAGGTGCGGCTTCGGATGACGTTTGAGGAATTCCGGCTCGATGATCTCGCAGAACAAGCCAAGCCAATGGAAAAGGTCGCGGGTGTAGGCCGTGAGCGTGAAATACTTCCGCTGCTGCGATTCCAGATGCTGTATCTGCTCCTCCTGCGATTCGACCTGCTCGCGCAAAGGCTTGATGACTGAATCAGTCAGGATGTCGCACGCCTGTGCGGCGATGTCGGCAGTGTCCTTGCGGCGGCTGGAGATCGCGCCGATGATGGCGCCCACTCCCCCGCCTCCGACCAAGGTGACGAACAGCGACGTCCAGAATTCCGTGCTCGACAAGAGATCAAGCGGCGGCATCGGCTCTCCCATGGGTCGAGCCTCTTCGACTGCCATCCGCGCTTGGATGGCCGAAATCGAATTTGATCTGAGTCAACATAACCTCCTGAAAAAAAGAGAAACCCGCCTGAACGACGGGGAACAACAAAACAGACAATCAGGGAACAGGACGCCTAACCCTCGGCACCATCACTGCGCCAGGTCTTCACCTCGGTCACATCCGCCAAGTCGGACACGGCAACCGTCCTGGAATCCTTGGTATCCATATCGGCGACAACGACATCGGCCGCAGCGTCACGACTCGTGAAAGTCACGATCACGCCACGACGGTAATCCGTCCAGGTCTCACCGGACGCGTCCTTATGGTCGAAAGACAGTCCAAGCCGCAGAAGCTGATAGACAAGGCTGCCCCTCGCCGGACGCAAATCCAGCACTCCATCGGTTTTGACGACATCATCCATACTTACCTCCATATTCCAAAAATCATCTTGTGACGATCTGACGTCCGTCGATGTACAATGCGCCAGCGGTCGGGCCCGTGGCGAGCGTGTGGTTCCCCGCCCATTTCAGACTCCAGCCCGCGGCGGAGAGCGCCAAGCCCCAGCCCTGGTCGTTCGTGAACTGCAAGCCGCCGGAGCCGATGGACAGTTTTCCGTATTTCACCGTCTCCAGATCAAGACCGGTCCGGGCCGAGCATTCGACATGCGCCCCGTCTGGCGCGGTGATGCTGATGCCGCCCGCGCCGAGCTGGATATGATAGGCGACCGCCTTGTTCGCCGTAGGCTGCACGGTGATGTCAAGACCGTCCTGCGACAGGATCAAATGCCCTGAACCGACCCCATCGTCACCGGCCACCTGCAAACTGTGCCGGTCGATACGCGTAAGCAGGTTGCCGTCCTTGTCCAGCAGGTCGAAACTGCCGTCAGTGTTCACCAAAGCGCTCACGCCGTTGAACACGCCGTTTTTCTGGTGGCCGGCGCGAACGCCTGCGGAAGTGAGACTGATGCAGTCCTCCAGCGTGCCGACGCGCGACTTGGCGTCGGAAGCGTCGGACTTGGCTGTGTTCGCCGTGGCCTGCGCGGTCTTGGTCTCGGATTTGGTTGCGAACTTCACGTCCAGGCTGTTGTTGTTCTGGGTGATTTTCGACGAGATTTCCTGCGTGACACCGGTTTTCGTCGCATACGTGCTGGCGACAGTGCTGGTGATGCTGGCCTTCGCGGCCGTGATGTCCGACTTCGTGGCAAGCCCGGAACCGTCAGAACCTTGATAGTTCTGCACGACACCCAAGGCCACGCTCTTGGCCGTCTGGTCGACATACGACCTTGTGCTGAGCGTGTCGTAGGCGAGGTCCTGCGCGGTGCCCGACGTGGGCTCCGCGTCCTGTATCCTCGTGCCACCGCAATTCGGCCCATCCTGCCACGACTTGTAGTTACCATGCAGCGTGTAATGGCCATTCCAGTACGCCCATGGCAGGTACGCCCAGATGTCGCAGGTGGTCGAGCTGAACGCCACGACCTTGACCTTCACGTCGTCCGCGTTGCGGATGCGGTTCACGCTCACGCCGAACGCGCCATTGGCGGACGCTGACTGCTGCCATCCGTCCTTGACGAAGATCTCGAACTCCGCGTTCTGGGAAGCCTGGCCGTTGTACCCGTTGCCGGAGTACACGTGGATCAGGACGCTCGAATCGTCCCCATTACTGGTGAGATAGCCGAGTTTCACCCACTTCGCCTTACCCGCCGCGCCGGTCAGCGTGAACGTGCGGGTCGCGCTCTTCCTCAACGCCTCGGTCGCGGCGAGGGTCGTGTACGTCTGGCCGACCGTCGATTTGATCGAGGAGGCCGACTGGTCGATCCTGGACTGCACCTCGGCTTTGGTCGGATAGTCCCCCTTGGTCTGGTAGGTCTTCGCCACGCTGGTCTTGAACCCGTCGAGGTTCTGTTCCAGGCTGCTGACCCTGCTCGTGTCGGCCTTGCCGCTGATCTGCTGCGACAGGGTCGCGTTGATCCTGTCGGCCTTCTGGGACACTTGGCTGATGGTGGTCGTGTTTCCTTGGGCGGTCTTCGCGACCTCCGTCACCTTGCCTGTGATTTCGTCGGCCTTCTGCGTCAGGGCGGAATTCGTGGCGTAAGAGCTCATACCGTTCTTGGACTGGTATTTCTCCGACACTTCGCCGCGGATCTGGTTCGCCGTCTGCGTCAGGGAGGAATTCGTGGCGTAATCTCCGGCTGGCTGAAGACCGGTGACATCGGTGCAGACGACATTCGCCACATACCACTGCGTCGGACCATTACTTGCCGACTGATCGATCTGGAAGAACACACATCCTCTGGATTTCCCATTCGGACAGGAGAAACGCCATGTCGCAGCAATCCATCCGTCGCTAAGGTCTGACGTCGATTCAGCTCCCCGATATGTGTCAAAGGAATTTCCGCCGGTCTGTGCAGTGTACCAGATGCCAGCATTCAGTGGTTTGTCTCCCTTTAATCGCTTGATATGAGCGGTTATCACATAGGTATGACCCGGAACTACAGGAAAACTAGTGGCATTATTGTGATGATCACGACTTGCGAGCAGATTCACTCCGCTCCCATTCGGCGCAGTGACATTATTCACCCGAGATGTGATCTGGGGCTTGTCGGCATCGAACGTCGGATTGACCCAGAGGTTCGAACCACGGCCATAGGTCTGGCTTACAGTCGTCTTGAAGCCGTTCAACGACTGTTCCACGCTGCTCGCCCGACTCGACGCGTCGGAAGCGGTCTTCGCGACCTGCGTCAACGTGGCCTTGTTCGAGTCGGCCGTGGATTTCACCGTGTTGACGGTCTGCACGGTCGAATCCAACGTCTTCGCGGTCTCCGACAGTTTCGAGGACAATGTGCTGGCCGTCTGCTCCACCGAGGACGCCTTGCTCATCGCCCCGGAAGCGGTCTTCGCGACCTCCGACACCTGCGCCTTGATGGAATTCGCAGTCTGGGTAACAGAACTATTGGTTGCGTAATCTCCTGCTGGTTGAAGATCTTCAGGGGCTGGAGACCAGTCAGTTGGTTTAGTGCCTTTTTCGAGCTTCCATCGATATTTTGGAAAGGCATAAATACCAACTAAGATGGTAGCTGCATTTGTATCAGTCGTAAAGGTAATATGACCTTTATCTCTGATTGATATTGAAGGAACTACAAAATTGATAAGAGTACCTTCGGAATCAAACTGACTGATACGACCAGTGTAATTTGCAGTATCAGTCATTGAACCATATGCACTTAAAACATATGTTGTATTTGGATCGACTGCAATTGGTTTTTTAGATGATGTATCGCCATTCCATTCGGAATCTGAAACTGAAGCATCTGGACTTTGAAGATTTCCAGTTACGGTATCTAGATAAGTCTTAATGAAATTCGATTTAACAAGAAGGTTCCGTCCACCAATCGTAAGATTGTTGAAATCATTCTTGGTAGTATAAGTCTCAGCAACAGTGGTCTTAAACCCATTGAGATTCGCTTCGAGACTCGTAGCCTTGTCAACAGCGCTTTGAGCCGTCTTCGCATTTGCCGTAATATTCGCGCTAAGCGAATCCGAAGTAGCCTTCAGACTCGTCTGGGTTGCATACAGAGCATCGTTCTGTGCCTTAGTCTGGTAATTTTTCGACAGATTCAGAGTTACGGCGTCAGCGGTCTGCTGTGCCTTCGATGCAGCTGTCACGGCACCATCGGCGGTTCCCTGCGCTTTGGTCACTTCGGCGGAAATGCTATCGGAAGTCGCCTTCAGACTCGCCTTTGTTGCATATATAACATCGGATTGGGATTTCATCTGGTAATTCTTTGACAGATTCGCGGAAATACCATCGGCGGTCTGCTGTGCCGTCGACGCGGCTGTCACGGCGCTATTCGCGGTAGCCTTGACCGACTCAACATTTGCCGTAATTGATTCCGCGGTCTGAGTCAGAGAACTCTTGGTCGCATAGGTCGCCGGAATATCGATCTTCAGCTTATCGACATCGCCCTGGGCCTTGTTCGCACTGGATTGTGCGGCATCGGCTGCGTTCTTCGCTGTGGCCGCATTGCTGACTGCGGTATTTGCCGTTGATTGGGCCTTTCCGGCTGCAGTGTTCGCTGCCGTTGCGGATGCCTGTGCGTTATTCGCGGAAGTCTGTGCCTTGGATGCATCCGCCAGTGCCTTGGTGACATCAGTATCCTGATTCAGCTCCCAAGTATATGTCTCACCATCATCGGAACCGAAACGATATGCCTTACCCGTTGATTTGTCATAATAAAGATCACCGGAGTGCTTCTTCTTATCGGCATCCGTGGTCCAGTCCGAAGCCGGCTTGTTCTCGAGGGTCGGCGCACCGGTTCCCTGCCAGGATTCGATGGCATTATCAGCAACATTCTGGAGGGCGGACAATGCGTCCTTTGTGGCATATGTCTTTGATACGGAAGCCGTGATGGAATCCGAAGTCTGCTTCAGACTCGACTGGGTCGCATAGAGCTTATCGGCATCCGCCTTGGTCTGATACTCGGTCCTCAGAGTCGTGCTGATCTGATCGGCCGTCTGCACAGCTGCGGAAGACTGCTTAAGCGAATCATTTGCGGTCTTGCTTGCCGATTCGGCAGTGGTCTTTGCGGCGGTTGCGGTCTGGGTCGCAGTGGTGCTCTGTGTAAGAGCGGTCTGCGAATCCTTGTATGCGGAAGATGCCGTAGTCGATGCCTCGGTAGCAGTCTGCTTGGCATCCGTGGAGACACTCAGGGCACTGTCGGACTTCTTTACCGCATTGCTGACTTTCGTCGTCAGTTCGCCGAGTTCAGTAGTGTGCTGTTCGATGACCGCATTCGCGGAATCGAGATCCGATGCGACGTTCTCGGCCTTGGACTGGGCTTCGGCCGCGGCCTGTTTCGCCGCGATGGCCTTCGCATCGACGGCCTGGATGGATTTGTCCAGATCGGCGGTGGATGCATTGGCTTTGTCAGCCGCCTTCTGGGCCGCGTCTGCTGCGGACTGTGCCTTATCAGCGGATGTCTGGGCAGCTTCAACTGCGGAATCCATTTCGGACTTCACGTTTTGGACCTGCTTGGTGAGATCGGTTCGGACCTGCTCGGCCTTGGCGTCGGCCGCCTGCGCCTGCTTGCGCGCGTCTTCGATGCCCGCCTGCGCGTCCTGGCGGATCTGCTCGCCCTTGGCGATCGCCTCGTCGGCCTTCGTCATGGCCTTGTCGGCGGACTGCTGCGCGTCCTGCGCGGCCTTGTCGATGCCGCTCGTGTCCACGAGCGGCAGTTGATTACCATCCTGGTCGATGCGATTCGCGCCATCCTGCGCGCCATCGCCAATGATGACGTCCGTGCCGCCCGTGCCGGGGATGCGCACGGTGCCCATCTTGTGGGTCTTCTGGGTCAGGGCGAGGCGCATGGCCTTCATGCCCAGGCTCAGGCTGAGCGTCGAATCGTCTGGATTTAATTCCACGTGAGAGGACATCGCCACCTCCAAAATGTCAGGCCATGGGATCCTCCATGGCATCGAATATCAGACTCACTTTGTCCGATTGGTCGCCGCTCATCTGCATGAGACGGCACTCGTACACGCCGTCCGCGAGACTCGGGAAGCCTTGGATGTCCAACTGCATCGTCTCGCCGGGCCAGAAGCTGCCGAGCGGATGCAATGGCGTGCCGTCCACGCTCAGATCATTGGCGCGCAATTCGCCCTTGATCTGCATGAGCGGCGCGTGATTCGCGGAAAGGACACCGTCGGCATGCTGGCGCAGCAGATTTGCATCGGCCGCGTCCGTGTCGCTGTAGGCCATCTCGCGGAGCGGGAACGGCTCATGGTCGCCGTTCACGAGCCTCAGATCCTCGGACAGGTGGCAGAGCTGCGCCTTGTCCGTGCCAGAGCCGGACGCGTACACGCGGCTGACGGCGCCCAAGTGGTCGATGGTGATGTTCTCCAACGTCCCGCCATAAGGCGAGCTGGAAAGCTCGAGGATGGTGCCCTGCGCGATGTCCGGATTCGCGTCGGAGCCCGCGAGGAAGTCGAAGCGAATCGTATTGCCGGACAGTTTCGGACGCAATTGCAGGTCGGGCCCGTTTTCGACGTTGGCGATCTTGTCCCACACGTCGGAGCACTTCAGGTTCTGGATATCCCATGAATCGTATTCGCGCTGGTGCGAGCCTCGCTCTCCTCGGTAGTGCCAGTCGATGGGCAGTCCGCCGCCCGGCTTGGCGGTGGTGCACAGCCACCCCGCCTCGGCCGCGATGGCGCGCAAGGAGAGATTGTTGAAGTTGATGACGTCGGTGCTGGTGCTGCCATTGGCAGTGCCGTAGACTCCCTCGTGCACCAGATACCGGTCGCCCAAGAGCCCGTAAATGCTCGTCAGGCTGAAGTCGGTGTCGAGTGGCCCGTCCTTGCGTTGTCCGATGAGGCCGCACAATATTGGTGTGCCGATGGCATCCTCCGAATCGAGCGGACTCGTCCAGCAGAGTGCGACGCTGCGCCGGTCTGGCGCGAGGAGCCGTGAGCGTTCGCCTGGCGAATTGGCCGGCACCGCGGTCCATGGCACCTTGAGACCGCTCACCTCGTCCTGTCCCACACCCTTGGATTTCGTGGTGGAAAGCGATGAGTCGGCCACACTGACCGACCAGCTGAAATTCGGCAGATCGATCGGACATAATATCTGCCCGCTGATCGTGTCCACGATATACGCTCGCCAAGCCATGAGTGCGCCTCCTTAGCCGACGTTCACGCCACGGTCCCACACCTCGAGCGTGCGGCCGGGGTAATTCTCCTTGCCGTCGCTGTGACAGATGAAATAGACGTTCTCGCCCCACGTGACGCGATGGTTGCGGGTGCGCACGGTATGCCATCCGGCCTGCAATGACACCAAGGCGTTCAGATGCACCTGCTGCCATGCTCGGCTCACCTGGAACTGCCCGCCGCCACCGGACACGTCCTTGCCGTCGATCTGAAAGCCGACATACCAGCAGGCCATCTGTGTGGCGTCCTCGGTGGGCTTCTTGGGATTGTCGTGTCGGCAGGCGGCCGCCGTGGCCGTGTACCTGAGCTCCACCAGCCTGTCGGTCGGCAGATAAAAGCTGGTGTCCTGCTCGAAATAGTCCTTCCCACCGTCGCCCATGTTTGCGGGACCCTCGTAGTTTCGGACGTTACGCGCAATGAGACCCTTGCTCGCGCCGTAGGGCATGGCGTAGCGTTCCGCGCCATCCGTACTGCACGATTTGGTTTGTGTCATGCCGGCGGGCACGAGCATGGCCGCCAAACGCACCACATCGGACGGCACCTGGTCGAGCGGCACGTCTGGGTCAGCGGCCGGCGTGCCCTGGGTGACGCCGAGCACCACCTGATTGTCCGCGTCTCCCTTGTCGATGTCGTGGGCGCGGAGCCAAATCACGTCGTATCGGCTCAATCCGGCGTTACCGGCGCCGACTGCGGGAGTGGCGCCGCCCGGCCAATAAGCGAGCACCGCCTCACCCTTCTGGCCGTCAGGCTGAATCAATGCGGTACCGGCGCTCACCGTGTAGGTGAGCCCTGTGCCTCCGGTCACATCAAGACCCTGTATGATGCCGTCGCTCGTCCATTGGGCGCTGATGATATGCCGATGGACCTGCGGACTCACCCCATTGGATCGTGCGTCCGGCCTGATGCCTAAAGCCGTGGTCATAAATGCCTCCTTATATATAGGTGTCGTGCGATTCGCATGTGACCCAGCCGCTGCCGGGCGTGGTGAGATTGACGGTCAGCGCGCTGCCGGCCGGTATCGTCATCCACCCGCGCTGTGATAATCCGCTGGTCACGTCCACACCGCCCATGGTGGCGGTGCGGGAGCGGGTGTCCAGCAATACTGGTGTGCCGGTGTGGATGGCGCGCGAATAGGCGATGGTGGAATTACGCCCGTCGCACGCCAAGCGGAGCGTGCAGCCATCAGGCCACTCTCCGCACAAGGTGTAGGTCGGATATGCGCGGCTAGTGCCCTGATTCGGCAAGCGCATCACCGTCGCACCATCCGACGCCACGCCATACTGCAGCGGATATGCCAAGCCACCATTAGCCGCGCCGTAGCTCAAGCCGCCCGACTGCACCACCGACGCGCGAGCCTCACCCGAATGCGCCAAAGACGACAGGCGCTCCGGACGCTCGAAAACGATGGTGATGGTCGAATCGGCGATGCTGCCGGACCGATAGTCAGGCTGCTGGGTAAGCACCATATATCCGCCACTGCAGCAGGTATCCTCGGTGCCGTCGACCACGCGCATTCTGACCTGACGATGCACGAGCCTGCGCACACTGTCCGTCAAAGCGAGCAGCTCGTCACGGCTGGAAGCGTTGGCATTCCAATGCAGAGTGACGGCACGGCTGGCGTAGGAGATGTCATCCTCGCTCACATCATGTCCACCGTCGCCTTGCCCTCGCGCCGTCACATTGACTTTCGCGGCGGGAGTCGACCACCAGCCCTCGATGCCGCCTTTCGCGATGCACAGGCAGTCAAGATCGCCCGAACCCTCGAAACGCACCGGCTCCAAGCCGGAGGCCGACAATTCCGCAAAATAAGCCACATCGGCCTCCTTTTATCGCAATTGGTGTCGCGCGGTGCGCACGAGGATGCTCGCATCAGCCCATGGATCCGAGCGTTCGGGGATGTTGACGTTGAGGTTCACGGTCCGATCGCCCTTATCTTTGACGTCAGCGCCGAAGATCTTGACGATCTGCTCTCGCGTCAACACGAGTTCGGGCTGCTTGGTCTCGTTGGCCACGAGGTGCCGTCCGGGTGGCAGGATGCCGCCGCGATCGTACAGGGTCGGTCTATCGTCTCCGACGATGCCGCCGAGCGCGTAGCCGCCCGCACGATTCATTCCGGCCAACGACCCATACCGATGGATCGCGTAATTGCAGCCGGCATAGATGTTGGCGAGCGGGTCGGTGATGCCACGCGAGCGGTACGGCCCCGCATAGGCATTGAATGTGCCAGGAATGGTCTGCATCAGGCCCTGCGACGGCATACCCGCTTTGGCGTTGGAATCCCAGTTGTTGATGGCGTTAGGATTGCCGCCGGACTCCTGATTCATTCGGCGTAGCACGGTGTCGGCCCAGCTTGCTGGCTGGCCCAATTCCTTGAGCACCTGCAGGACTAGGCTCCTCCAGCGTTCCACGCCGCCACCGACCGAACCATGATATTGGCCCGCCTCGGATTTGCTGGTCCACTTGGATGCCAGGTCGGACGCCATCGACTTGACCTTGTCGACAAGAGCCGTAGCGGCACTCACCGGCAGTCTGCCGACCATCTGGCCGAACTGGCCGCCGCTGATTCCCGCCACCTGCGATTTCACAGGCGTGAGAATCTTCGACGTGACCCAATCCACAGGATTCTTCACAAAGGCCTGAGCTGTCTGGGACAAATCCTCGATGAATTTCTTCGCTCCGGACACCACCTTGCCAATCTTGGAGGCAATGCCACCTTTGGCGAAGCGTTGGACGCCATCAAGACCCATATCCTCACGGACGGCCTGCACGCCATGGTGGCGAGCCAAAGCGTTCCAGCGGTAGACGTTCTCCGCACCGACGGCCTTAGTCCATTCCGGCACCATCCACGCCTCGCCCGGCGAGGTTATCGCCGGGATCGAATCGACACCGGGAGCGTAACCGGGGTTGATGCCGCCGACGGTGCCGCCAGTTGCGAACTTCACCGTCGGAAGGGAGAGTTTCAGGCCGACGGCGCCGGCCACCGAATCCCATACCTTCTTGATGCCGTTCGTGTACACCGTGTTGACGACGAAGGCCACCGGAGCCCTTGCGGCCTCCTTGACCTGATCCCAGCTTCGTTTAATCCAATCCTTGGTGGACTGGAAGGTCTGGCCGATGGCATTGACGGCATTGGAGATGGGAATCTTCACGTTGTTGTCGAACCACGTGCCGACCGAGCTGAAGACGCCGGTTATCCGGTCTTTGGCCGTCTGGAAAATCGACTGGAAAGTGCCCGGAATCCCCTGGAAGAAGCCGGTGATGGAACCGGGAATGCCGGCAAACCAGTCACATACCACCTGCCACTTGGATTGCACCCATTGGCCAGCGGAGTCAAAGAAACCGCCGACAGCGGCCGGAATACCCGAGAAGAAACCTCCGATTGAGGATCCAACACCTGAGAACCAGTCGCAGATGCCCTGCCATTTGGCCTCAACCCACTGGCCCGCCGAATCAAACCATCCACCAATCGCCGATGGAATACCGGAAAAGAAGTCGCCGATCTTCTGACCTGTGGTCCCGAACCAGTCCTTGACACCGTTCCAACGGTCCTCGACCCACTGGACCGCGCCGTCGAACTTCGATTGAATCTTGACCATCAGGTCGCACCAATTGGTGTTGATCCAATCGCCGGCGTCGCCCCATGCCTTCTTGATGCCGGCCAGAGTGTCCTGCTGGGCTTTGACCTGCGCTGCTGTATTGTCAGCCTGTGCCTGCCCTGCCTCGGAGAACGCGCCTTTGATGCCGTTCCAAGCCTTGACTCCGGCATCGCGTTGGCCGGAGCTCATCGAAGCTTGCGCGGAACCGGTATTACCTGCGAACCCCTGCTCGTCGGCTTTCTTTCGAAGGCTTCCGAGTTTGTTCATTCCGGTTTTCGCGGCACCCACGGCCATTGATGGCCAGTTCAGCGGATTCAGGTTGTGTTCCCATGTGGAGTTCTTGATTCCGAGGAACTTGTTGTTTTCCTGTGCGGCCTTGTACCGTTTCTGGTAGTCGGCGTATGACTTGTCGCCCTCGCTGAAACCGGGAATTTTGTTCAGTTGACTCCATGCCCACTTAGGAGTGCCTTTTTCGACGTTCTTCGCAGCTGAAAGCATTGCGGTTCCACCGGCTGCGATTCCAACCTTGCCGACGGTAAGCTTTGACAGCCATTTCGGAGCCTTCAGCCCGCCGAGGAACTTGCCGAACGATTTCAGCGCGTTGCCAGCGGTCTTGATGCCTTTTCCGGCGATGCCGAAGCCTTTGCCGATATCCTTGGCGACACCGAAGATGTTCTTCAGTATCTTGAATCCTTTACTACCTAACCACAGGTAGATGGCCGTATCGAAGATGGTGCCCTGCTGGTCAGCGGACAGACCGTTCCACGCCTTCTCGATTGATGCGAGCAGGTCGAGCAGTGGCTTCAGACCAGCAAGCGCCACATTGGCGGCTTTCAAGGCCTTGTTCAAGTTCGACTTGTCGCCATCCGCCGGGGTGTTGAAAAATTCACCCAATCCGGGAAGGTTCTTCAGCACCTCGCTGGCGGAGTCGCGGATGCCGAGGAGGCTGTCTTTGAAGTCGATGAGTGTCTGGCGGTCTGCGTTCTCGAAGGCACGGTTGAACTCGTACGAGAATTCACCGGCCTTGATGAAATCGGCGAGACCTTTATACCCCCACCGAATCCGCTGGTAAGCGTCTTCGATGCCCGCATACGACTTCTTGTCGATGTGGAAAGATTCAGCCAATTTTTCGTTGACTTTGCCGGTCTCGACGAATTCCAATGATCCGGAGACCGCCTTGGCCACAGCCGAGCCGACATCTCCGAATTTCGCCGTAAAGCTGTTAATGACGCCGCTGATGCGGTCGACACCGAACGCCTCGATAATCTTCTCGATGGCCTTCTGGACGCGGTTTTTCGCGTTCTCCATCGCAGTGCCGATGCCCTGTGTGGCGTCTTTTGCCTGCGTCGTAAATGATGCGTACGGCCCGTAGCCGTCCTTATTGAGCTTGACGAGCGCCTTATTGAAGTCCTCGAAGGTGACCTTGCCACCCTTCATCGCTTCATATAGGTCGTTCTGCTTCGCGTTTGCACCAAGGATGCTCTTGGCCAATTGGTTCATCTGGCCAGGCATTGCATTGACGACACTTCGCCATGCGGCGGCATCGACCTTGTTCGCGCTCAACATCTGGTTGTACTGTTCGATGGCGTCGGCCTGCAGCACTGTGTCTTTGCCGCCGGCCAGGACGGCATTGTTGAACGCCAATGCGATGCTGGTGGCCTCGTCCAGATTCTTGGTCAACGGAGCAAGCTGCTGGACCATGCCGATCATGCTTGATGTGGTGGTCGGCAGGCCGTCGATGCTGGCGCTGATGCGTTTGATGGCTGCGGCAGCGTCATTCGAGTCGTACCCCAAATTCTTCATGACTTTGGGGAAATTGTTCATCGTGTCGGCGCGTTTAATGGCGCCTTCCACATTGCTAGTGATGATGTTTGAGACTTTGCTGAATGCCGACTGCGCGAACCCGCTGATGGCTCCGAACTTCGCGGCTCCCCACGCGGTGAAGAAGCGTTCGGAATCTCCGACTCCCCTTGCGGCAGTGGTAGTGACGCTTGATTGCATGCTACGGAAGGAATTGATGGCATTGCGCGCCGATGCCGCGGCGGACGCGAAAAATCCCGACTGCTTGGAAGTGCTCGCGTTCAGATTCGTCTGAGCGTCGTGGAGCTGCGTCTGAGTCTCTTTCAGGCCTTCGCTGGCGGCTTTGAGTTGTTCCTCAGCCGATGTGACGGCTTCGGTCTTCTGCCTCGCCTTGCTCCTTGCGTCGTTGAGTCGTGCTTGGGCGTTGATGGCCTGTGAGGAGGATTGTCCGCTTTTGACGATGGTTTCCTGCAGTTTGACTTCGGCGGCCTGTACGCGCAGGTCGGCGCTTTTCTGCTCGTCACGCGCTTTTGCGATCTGCGACGTGCACTGGCTGACCGCCTGCGCGGCCTTCTTCTCAGCCTGCTGCAGGCTCTTGACCTGCTCTGACAGCACGTCACGGCCAGCGGCCTGATTCATGGCGTCGGAGAATTTCTTGCCGGCATTCCGTCCTGCGGAGGTGGCCGCGGCCGTCACACCGCTGTTGAGCTTCGTGCCGAAAGCGCTCAGATTCGGGAGCACATCGATCCATGCGGCTGTGCCGGCCATGAGACCACCTCACTGTTCAGTTTTTCGATTGATCGCCCGTGACAAGCGCCATGAGCTCGCTCCGCTCCTGCGCGTGTAAGGCCTTGCTGTCGACAGACGACTGTTCGCGTTTGGACTCAGCCACCACGACAGCCGGAGGCTTGGTGCGAGGCCTGATGTCATCCTCTTCAAGGGGATGCTCCACAAATGGAGCGCACTGGGTGATGGTTAGCTGGATGTCACGGAGCATGTCGCCCAAATCGTGCAACAGCCATTCCGACTCACTCCAGCCATCACCAGCCAAAGCACGAAAGAAGACGTTGTCCGGCGGCATGTGGATTATCAGCGCATGCAATGCGCGGAGACTGATCTTGCGTTGCCAGAACTCTTGGATGGGGTCACGCGGCGCGTAGACCGCGCATAACGCGGCCTCCAATTCCTCCGCGTGACCATCGCCGTCAAGGAGCTCTAAAGCGTTGTAGGGTTTCCCTCGCTGTCCGTCTCATGCACTTCATCGGCCGCGTCGTCGAGCAGGAGGAAAAGCAGGCTGATCTGTCCGCCGGCCTCGATGAAATCATCCCACTGGGCGCCGAGCAGCGCTTTCGCCAAGTCGAACTGGTCGTCGGACTCCTGCGCCTTCGCGAATGCCTTCTTCTCCTCATTCGACTGGAAAATTGGAGCGTGGATGCGGAATTCCTTCGCATCCGGCTCGTCGTCGATGGTGAACTCGATCCACTCCCGAATCTTCGGGTGGGATTCAAGATACTTCGCCTTCACGGCCTTGAGGCTGCGGACCTTACGCTTCTTGTTGTCGGTCATTGTTCAATCCTTTCAAAAAAATCAGTGTTCCTTTCGGCGAGAGAAGAAGGGAAAATCCCGCACCGGTGAAAGGAATCAAAAGCCCGGTGCGGGAAGAATCAATGTCAGTCGGCGACCGGCTGTGACTCGGAGGACGCTGCCTGATCGGACACCGGCTGCTACTGGGAGACATCAGCACGAAGCGCGGCACCGGCCTTGGCGATCTTCTCGCCCTCGTAGAACACCTTGCCGGTCTTCGGATCCCGGAAGAAGGTGAAGGTCTGGTCCTCACCCTCGGCGTCGGAGCGGTTCTTGGTGTTGTCGCCCTGATTGGTGACCTTGACGCGATACCCGGCCTCGATGCGGTAATGTGCCGCGTCGCCCACACCGTCCTGACCGATCCAGATCAGGCGGTAGTACGGGAATTCCGTGGTTTTTTCATCGGTGAATTCGAAGCCCTCATCCTTGTTTGCCGGCCACTGGGAGACGGGCAGGCCGTGGGCCAAGGCCTTGACCCATGCGTTCATTTCCAGGAAGGTGAGCTGCAGGGTGCGGGTACGTCCGGTGATGTCGGAACGCACCGGCTCCAGATCCTGCACCGCACTGGTGTCGGCGGACTCGATGCCGCGACTCATCTTCGCGCCATCAGTGCTGATGTAGCCCATCACCTTGAAACCCTCGGGCAGCTGATTCGGTTTGTTGGTTGCGGTGTCGAAGAAAGGATCCGGCATCGCGGTCGAATAGTCGGCGATAGCGAGCAGCTGAGTGCCCCACTTTCGCACGTTTCCGTTATTGTCATTGAGAATGCTTGGCACATCGGTGATGGCAGCCATCATTTCCTCCTTGATTGAAAAATCATTGTGGTCTGGTGTTGAGCGTGATCGTCGCCGTGCAACGGCGCACGTCAGGCATTGAATGACTCACTTCTGAGAATGAGGTGAGCGTTGAGGAGTCGACGTAGCCATATCGGTTTCCATCGCCCTGCAGCTGAGAGAGAGCGGTTTCGACCTTTCTTATGGTCGCGTCCATGGAAGTCCAATCAGCGGCGAAGATGTCGATGTCGACGGCTCTGCCGCGCGTGAATCCATCGGCGGTCGTGCCACCCGGCGCCGGAGAGACGATGACGGCCGGAAGGTTTGCACGCAGATTCTCCGGCACTTCCGCCGAAGCCTTGATCCCCGCCTTGTCTTGCAGCCATTGGATGATGATCGGCATCGGTTGCGGCCATGAGCCGCGAAGCGGAATCGCCATAATCAGCCACCCGCCTCGGCTATGGCGCGGCGAAGGTATCCCTTCTTCGGATAGATCCGTCCGTCGCCGTATTCCTTGGCGTCCGCATGCTCGTCACCGATGATGACTCGGGCATATGGTCTGCGCAGATGCGTCGGCGATTTCGTTCCAGGACGTCGTCCCTGCATGACGCGCACCGATTCGGCATAATGACGGTCGCCTTCCTTGAGGGCGATGCGCTTCACGATCGGAGCGATGCGTCTGGCCTTCGCGTTCAGAGCGGATTGGACTGTTGGGTTGGACAGGACATTGCGTTCCATCCATTCCTTGTCGACTTTGAATCCCTTCATGGTCACCTCCCGTCATCGCGGCAGACGTTGACCTGCATGTTCCAGGAAGTTGGTGTCAATCCGCCATCGAGCGCGACAGGATCGCCAATCACTCGATATTCGATTCCCCTGACGATCACCTTGCAATCCCGGAGCGTTCCTTGATAGGAGCGTGGGAAGTAGAGCGACATGGAGACGAGCAATCCTTCCGGATTGACGCTTGTGGCGACATTGTCCTGTGTCGGCGAGCCGACCAGCACGTTGCCTACCGATTCCTCGGACCATTTGCGGATTGGAGTGTTGTAGGCATCCATTCCGGCGATGCTTGGACGGAGCACCTTGACGGTTTCACCGTGGATCATGGTGCCACCACCTTTCCGGTGCTCATGTCGAGGGCTCCCGCGAGGAGGCGTCGCCTTCCGCCAAGCTCCTTCTCCTCGCTCGGCCACAATCGGAGGTCGCCGGTGGGGTTCTGGAAGCTGTAGGTGGCTTGGAATGGTCCGGCGGTCTCGCTCATGCTGCTGGCTCCTGATGGTGCGCCATTGGAATCGGCTTCCATTGCGCGCCTAACGGCAGCGCAGCAAATGCGCTCACGGGTGAGGTTGCTGACCTTGTCCCATCTGCGATAGGAGCGGATCAGGTCGGACGCATACGCGATGAGTTTCTTCGCGCGCGTCTTCTCCTCGTCCGTGAGCGCATGCCATGAGGCTTCAAGATCGTCGACACTCGCGAAATCATCTGTGTCGGCCATCATCTGGCCTCTCAGTCGGTCACGGTGACCTTGACGGATGCCTTCTTGGAGCCGTCGGAAGTGGTTGCGGTGACGGTGGCGTTGCCAGCCTTCACGCCGGTCACGACACCGACGCTCTTGTCGGCATCAGCCTTGACGGTGGCGATGGAATTGTCGGACGGTTCCACAGTCCACGCGACATCCTTATTGGATGCGCCGTCGGGCACAACGATGGCCTTCACCGTATTGGTGCCCTTGGTCTTGACGCCCATGGTCTTCTTATCAAGGCTCACGCCAGCGACCTTCACGGTGTTGGATGCGGAGCCACCGGCGACGGTCAGGAGCGCGTGGGCCTTCTGGTCGCCGTACTGCAAGCCGATCTCGCCGTACAGCTGCACCTTGTCGCTTGCGCCGGTCTTGGCGAGCGGCTCGGCGAAGAAATGACCCTTGCCGGGGATTTCGAGGAAGCGCGGGGCGAGCTGTTCCAGGGACAGGACGAGCAGCTGGTCCTTCGGCATGTACGGGTCGAGCATGATGTTGAAGAGGCCGAAGTCGGTCTCGATGGTCTGCAGGTTCACGCCGCCGACGTTGCGGGTCTGCTCCTGATACTTCGCGTCGGTGACGAAGCAGCGGGTCAGTGCGCGCTTGAGAGTGGAGTTGACCACGATGGTGCGCGTCTCGGATTCGCGGATGCCGCCATTGTCCCAGGCCATCTGCGCGAGGTCGAGCACGTCGTCCGCTGTCAGCTGGGCGGCGGTATGCTCGGTGCTCATCACGTTGGTGGTGATGGCTTCGAGGAGGCCGCGGGTGCTCCGCGCGCTCTGGTTGTCGGTCGGATTGTTGAAATGGCCGGAGATGAAGGAGGCTTCCACGTCGCGTGCGATCTGCTTGAGCTGCTGCTGGATCTGCCAGCTCAGCTCGTCAGCGGGGATGGCGGCGCCTCCGACCTGTACTACCGGCATGTTGTCGGTGTTGCGCTGTCCGGTCGCACCCTGCCGCGTGTAGGAGACCTCGACGGCCTCCTGGTGGATCTCGACCACGTTGTTGGCGTGGAAGCGGGTGCGTTCCTCGCCCTTCGGCGCGTCGGCGCCCTCGAGGCGCTGACGGTTGGCGTCTGGGTCGCGCAGGTCGTAGCCCTGCCATTCGAAAAGAGTGGACGTGGTGTCGATGCCGCCGGTGAGTCCGCCGATGGCGGAGAGTAGCGGCGTGTCCTCGCGGCTTGCGGCGAAAAGCTCGCCGACGTAATTGGGCAGATTGTAGGTGTTGCCCTGTCCTGTGATTCCAGGCATGATGTCTTCCTTCCAGATTGGTGGTTACTGGCGCTTCGTGCCGAGCATGATGCTTTTGAGCGTCATGGAGGTCTGATAGTCGCCTTTCTTTTCGGCGGCTGCGATCTGCTCCCTGATGCTCATGCTTCCCTGCCCGCCCGGCTGGTTTCCCTCGCCGTCGAGCGGATGCCTGCCATTGCCGGATGCCGGCGGCTTCCCCTGTGTGCTGACGAGCTTGGCGACCTTCTCGGCTGTCTTGTCGATGCTTTCCTCGTCATCGCCGGTCACGAGGTCGGCGAATTCGGCGGGGATGCCGTGCTTGAGGCAGGCGTTGGCGACAAGGCCGGCGTGCTTCTGCTCCGCCAGCTGTGATTCGAGCTTGCGGTTGGCTTCGGTGGCCTTCTGCAGCTCGCTCTTGTTCGCTTCCTCCTGCTCATCGAATTTCGCGGCCTTGGCTTTCAAATCGTCATAATCGGCATACTTGGCCTGTTCACGGCGCAGACGGTCCTCGACGATGCGGTTGACATCGCTCTGAGAGAAGGTCTTCTCTCCTGCCGGCGGCTCGCCACCCTGCTGCTGTCCGTCACCGCCGGGTTCGGCCGGTGGCGCGACCATCATGATGTGACGAAGACGCATGATGAGGGATTTCGGCATGATGAAACGCTCCTTGTGTTTTCTCCGAATGTTTGAGGCCATCGTGGCCTTTTGACCAGGCATGACGGAGCCAGTGACCGCCCAAAAAATGGGATAGTGGCAGGTGCGGGACTCGAACCCGCGTTGTTTCAATGTCGTGGATTTACAGGCCACTGCCGTCGCCACTGGGCCAACCTGCCAAGAATGTGCTAAAATATATGAAGACCGGGGGTCCTCTGCGGCGTTGAAATAAAACGCAATGAGCGGAGGCGTGCTCCCGGTTGTCTCATTTCAATTTGATTTCCAATAAACCTTCACCGTCGAGAATGAAAAGTCTGCGGATTTTCCACTCACGATCGTTGTACTTCTCTAACTGGTGAACAAGCTTGTCTTTACGTTTCGATTGGCCAAGATCTATCACGAAACAGTCCTTGACGACATCGTGATTCTCTTTAGCGCTTCGAACGGCTTTGGTGATACGATCGGCGATCTTGCCAAAATCAGCTTTTGCCAAGGACTTCAATTCGCAAAGCTCGTTTGTTTCGATCCAACGGAAATCATTTGTCGCCGTCCTTTTTTCTATGTCTCTTGGTATCCATTCGACATGGTTCCCAAGATTCTGGAATCGTTCAAGGAACACGATTTCCTGCGGATACAACGTATCGGTGGAGTGCGGAACTCCAACCTTTTCCTGACGCATGTACCATTCGCGATCGGTGACGCCAGCGAGTCCTCGCATTGAAAGCAGTCGTTCCTCGTTCTGCGCATGAGGCTGCTTCCAACCATCAGGGATGGCGGTTCCCGGACGGATTCCATCCGCGTATTTACCCTTATGCTGTCGCATCGCGCGAAGGATATCGTCCACCGAATCGCTTCCGGCCTCATCCCTCGCTTTGAGATAGTCGTCGTACAATTCGTCGGGACGATAGCCCTCCACACGCGGTTTTTCATCCCACGATGGGACAATCTCGCAGTCGCATGCCGCATGGTACTTGTTGAACAAGCCTCCGGCCTTTTCGGCGCTTGCATAGACGAAGCCGCGTCCGGCGAGCATGGCACAGAACGCGCAGGTATGAAGTCCGGAAGGAACGCGTGCGAACCGGGGCCCATACTTGTCAAGCTTGGCTGCCGACCTGACGGTACTGCGACCGCCGTTACGCACTCCGACCGCGATAAGCCGATTCAGGTACGAGAGATAGGCGTTCGGATCATATCGCTCGTTGCCTTTGAACAGCATGCTTGCCTTCGCCCGAATCATGTCGGTCAAATCGTCATGTATAGGGTCGGCGAGTATCGGCTCGTATTTGTCGTCGAACCATTTCGACCGCATTTGCTTGTACCAGTCGGCTGCTGCGGTCGAACTGATGCTCCCATATTTGTCAATGATGGCGGGAACGAGTTCCAGCAGCATGTCACGCTGCTGTGCCGGTTCCATTCCCTGCAGCTGTTGCCACGCTTGGCCCATCTCCCGTTGTGCGAGGCTCACCGCCGTCTTCTGCGATTTGGCCAGAAGATTAATTTCCTTGCGGCTCGGAGTCCGGTTTGTCATTCCCGCCTCCGTTCATCCCGGCGAGCGCGTTCAATGCGCTTTTCGCTTCGGCTCGGCGCTTTTCCGATAGGAGTCTGGTGATTTGCTCGTCAGTGAAGCCGACTTCCTCCAATGCGACGGTCGTGTCGGCAAGCCAAGGGAAGGCCCCCACGAGTTTGACCATCGCGTCTCCGGCGTCGATGACGCTCGGCAGCGACGGATTGCGCCATCGTGCGGTGATGCCCGCCATCTCGTCGGTCACTTCGGTCGTATGGTCGCGAAGCATGATGATGTCCTGCGCGATACGACGAAGCGAAGCACCATACACGCGGTTCGCTGCCGAGCAGTCGATGACCAGATCCTTCTCCGCAGCATGCATCGCCTCTGCGCTCGATGGATTGTCCTGGATGATGCCGAGCGAGCTGACCGGCACATTCGTCTCCCCGGCGAATCTGCAGGCAAGCTCTCGCATCTGGTCGATATGCGGCTGCACGGACTGCTGGGTGATCTGCTCAAGCTTCGGCACGTCGCCATCCTCGTCCTTACCGATCATGTTCAATCGTCCGATGACGAATTCCCAGACTGGAATCGGATTGCCATCATCGTCCTTGAATGAATCGGGGTCGGCGCCGAGTAGGAGCCATTGCGGTGCCGAGTAGAATTCGGCGCTGACCTCGCTGCGCAGGACGGTGCGCACCGCGTCATCGGTGATGCTCATGACCGCGCGGTTGATGATCGACCTGCCGAAAGGCCTGTCGATGGTCGGCCTATAAGACAGCACCTCCACAGGCACACGGCCAAGACCATGCGTCCACACATCGTCCACGTACCATTCACGCCCAAGCTGGCAGGTGATGACTTGGAAAGGCGTCCATAGGCGGAATCGCGTAGGACGCGCGTAATCGTCGATGTCATCGATGGTGAGCGCCGCCTTGAGACTGCGCGTACGGAAATTCCACAGGGCGCTCGACCATTGCGCGCTGTGCGGGATGGTCAGCACTGGCGGTTCGCCCGCCGACTCGTCGCCCTCCGACACGGCCATGAATACGCATGAGTGGATCATGCTGCTGCTGATCGCCATCGGCAGCTCGATGTCCCAGCGGTTAGCGGAGAGAATTGGATTCAGGTCGAAGGAATCGTCGCTGCTGTTCGGACTGACAAAGCCATCGAACATGCAGCGCTCGGCGTGTGCGTTGACTGCTTTCGCTGGCCAGCCGACCACCTCCTCGAGATTCCGCATGCTCGGCGGGATGGAGAAGCCGATGTCGCGGAGCCGATGTTTTCCATCCGCATACCGGGAGCGCAGTGAATTGCGCGCGCGCTTACGGTTCCACACGGTGACGAGATTCGACAAAGTGTCGTGCAACGCCGGGTCAAGCCCTTTGATATCGGTCGGTGGATTAAAGATTATGCCGAGGTCGCTGAAATCGGTGACCGGAGCGAGCAGCGATGTCATGCGAGCCTCCTTAATCGTTGTTTCCTGCCTGGCTTGCGTTTCGTGGTGAATGCCCCGTGCAATGCCAGAGTCGTAGCTTGCAGTGGGCTTATTTCCACGTCGGAGCCCTTCTTGTTCCATGCGACCGCTCCATTGGAACCGATGTCGCGCAATGTGACGCCCTTCACGGCGGCAGCCAGCTGTGGCTGGTCCTTATCACTCAGGTGGGTGAGGGACTTGTCGCGGATCATGTCGAGCACGCGGCCTGTGGCCTGTCCTAATTGGCGTGTGTCGGTGACTGTCACACGCACATGCCGTTTCTGCAGGTCGGGCACGATGCTCATGGCCGGCGATTGCGCGTCTATTACCACCGCAGCAGTCTTATTCCAGCGTTCCGCCAGCCAGTCGACGGCCCATTGGACTCCGTCGGTTCGAGTGGAACGGTATTCCTGTAGGGAGATGAATGCAGTGCCGTCGTCGTGCTTGAACGCGAGTCCGATGGCCAATGCACTCCTGTCCGGTGGCATGTCCACGCCGAACGAGAGCAGGCCATCTGTTTGTGGGTTGGCCACCTCGGTAGCGTGCCATGCATCCTCACCAATGACCTCGGTGGCTGTCTGTTCGTCCCAGATGCCGAGCGCTTCACGTCGGAACGAGTCTTCTGCGAGGAGGTTGCGCATGCGCAGGATTGCTTCCTCGCTGGTACGTTTTGGATATGACGGATTCGCTTTCGCCCACGCGGTCCTGTCATCCGGGTCGCAATCGCGGTCTGCACCGAGCTCGACGTAAAGCATGTCATCCGACTTGCCAGACAACGCGGTCGAACGTTTCTCCTCGAAGGCCTCGCATTGATCGCCCGGCTTCGGTGGATTGCCCATGAACACAATCAGCGGATTCGGACTTGTGTTCACGATTGGAATCAGGTTGTCCAACGCCTTGATGGTAAGAATCTGAGCCTCGTCGAACACTTCGATGTCGGCGGAGTGCAGACCTCGGCCGAAACCGTTCTCTCGAGCGCCGAACATGATGCGGCTTCCATTGGTGAAACGGATCTCCTGTTGGCCGTTTGCGCGGCGCACGGACTGCACGTATTTGGAAAGCTTCGGATTGCGGGTCAGGTCGCACATATCGGCGAACGTCTCATCGGAGGTGCGCGTATGGTGCGCGGTCCAGATGACCAGAGTCCCTGCGCGTCCGGCGCACAGGATGAATATCGCGGTTCCGACGGTGAACGTCTTGCCAATCTGTCTGCAGCTGGACAGAACCGCGCCGCCGGACCCGCATGCGTACTTGCCGTCGGAGCGTTTTGCGAACAGAAGGTAGAGAAAGCCTTTCTGCCAGAGGTCGTAATGGATTCCGGCCTTGACCGCCGCACCGTTGATAAGTTTGAAGTCGCTTGACGTAACGTCTTCCGGCTGCACGAGCCGTTGGGCGATTTCAGACAATCGACGCTCCGACATCCTCCGCCACCTCCGTCACGTCATCGTTCATGTCGAACAGGCTGCCGGATTCCTCGGCCATACGCATCCGTTCGTCGAATTCTGCGAGCTTGCTGCTGATCGACGGCAACGCGTTGGCCGGCGTTGATGGATCATGCAGAGCCTCACGGAGTCTTCCGACGATTTCACGAAGTGTGTCCTCATGTGATCCATCCATCATGCGTTCGAAACTGTGACGGTCGATGTCTGCCGGATGTTCCCGTTCTGCAGTAGCTGGCGTCTTTGCCTTTCGTTTTGTTCTTGGTTTTGCTGGTTTCGGCGATGACTCGCCATCGTTCTTCCTTGCCCGGTACGCTTTCGCACGGCATGCGCCAGAACAGTATTTAGCTGGTTTCCCGCGTCCTGACGGCCTGAATTCCTTGCCGCAAATGAGGCATTTCACGACGTTTCGCCTCCCGTCACGTTTTACGAACCGTCACGTTTTAAGCTTCCGGGGAGATATCGGCCCTATGCGGCGGGGGACGTGTTTTCCGGACCGGGAGGGGATACCGCCCCTAGATGTCGATTTTCCGAAACGGCACGCCGGTGGGTGGTTTTGATTGCTGCCCCAGCTGACCGGCCATGAGCCGTCGCACTTCACGTTGTGCCCACTCGAGTGTATGCGTGCCTTTGACGGTGTTGCACCATCGATGTGTCGGTTCGGTGTTTGTCCAGGAATATGGATTTCCACCTCTTGCGATTGGGATGATCTCATCCACGACGAAGCTCCAAGGATCTGGATATTTGAGTCGCAGGTCGATTGGCTTTCCGCAGATTCCGCAGGTTCTTCCGCTTTTGACCGCTGCTTTGTGTCTGGAAACGAGCTGATTCCGTCGCGATCCGTTTTGTCTGCGAACGTTTGGCTTATGTGATGTCATTCGTCATCGATTCGATATCAGTCTGTGACTTCGATTCCGAGACATTGGAGCGCTGAGAGGAAGTCCTCCTCGTAGATTCGCAGGCCCCACGCTTCCAAGGCATCCCCCCTGCTGATTTGCATGCCCGCCTGTTCTCCTTGGTCGGCTATGCGTGTGAGCTGGTGTGCGATCTCTTCGAGGGCTTCTTTCATTTCTGCTCCTTTCGGCGTGTCATATCTATCTCACTTGTATAACTTATGTATTTTTGATACAATAGTTTATGTCAACAGGAAAGGAGGTGAGCATGAAATGGACGGATATCGTGACCGCCATCAGCTCGGTGGTGAGCAACATCATCGCGCTGGCGGCGCTCGTCATCTCGATACGGCGCAGACCACGCCATAAGAGATGACGAAAGGGTTCCGAGCAGACCTAGTGCCCGGAACCCCGGTTCCATCCTATTTCATGACCCATCATGAAGACAAGCACACTGTTTGCCGTATGCGGCATCATATGCGGACTGCTGTCCGCCATGCTCGGCTTCGCGGGAAAACCATGGCAGGCCGGACTGTTCGGACTCGCGGCGGGCATCTGGTGCATCGTCACGCTCATCATGGACAGACGGGGCGGCGATGACGACTGAATACCTCGGCGTCAAACAGGTCGCCGAAAGACTCGGCGTCGCGAACGCAGCAGTCTACGACCTGCCGGAGCCGGACGTGCGCATCGGCCGCACACGCGGCTGGCTCCCCGAAACCATCGACCGGTGGAACGCGCAACGTCCCGGCAGAGGCGTCGGCGGCGGCAGGCCACGCAAGCAAAACGACAAATAAACAAATGGTCCGGAAGTGATTCCGGGCCATTCCTTTTCATGGGTGGCTCCGGAGAAATTCAACGCCAATCGAAAACATGATAACATGGGACGACCGAGTGCCTTCGGCGAGATTCGAACCCGCGCATACACGTGGCCGCAAGGAAGAGAGTTTAAGAACTCGTGGCCAGTGCGATCTACCGCTGATTTCTACGAAGGCATGGACAGGCGGTTTTGAGCATCACCGCATCGCGAGTCGCGGGATTGGCTTGCCTGCCGCTGTTGGTGCATGCCCACTCTGACGTGGGTGGGCGGAGCGTGTCCGATATGCCGTTCGGACAGGACGGGCAACACCAGGGAGTTAGGAGAATCCAAGGTGGATATGAAAAGGGTTCAAACCGTATGTCTTCGGTTTGAACCCTCTAATCCACTGACAATTTTGCGTTGCACTTTCGATTTTGTCAAATCGAGTCGCGTCGCACGACCTGTCCATGCACGTCGGAGAGCCGATACAACGGCTGTCCCTTCACGTTTTCGCCAACCGGTTGGAGCCTGCCGCGCTTGCGCCATGAGCGAATCGTGTTCGCGTTGCACTGGAATCCGCATTCGCGCAGCAGTTCCGCGCACTCCCCCGCCGTGAACGCGCGTCCCGACCGAACGCATTCCCTCAGGAAACCAAACCGCACATCCGCCACACGGTAAGTGTTGCCGCACACGGGACATGCAACGCTTGCCGCGCCGACCGCCGCGGTCAATTCGACGCCGCACAGCGGGTTCAGACATCTGCCGATGCCATGTTTCGCAGGCGGCACGTCGATGATGTCGAGCGTGCGGCGCGCCATCCGCTCCCAGTCCCGGTAGATGGAATCGATGTCCGGCAGGCGACTCAGGCGTGGACATGCGGCGCAGTCGCGGAGCATGCCCAACAGACGCGGACGGGTGACGCGGGTCACCCACGGCATGGCCGGCGGCGCGTACAGCCTGCGCCACAACGTGACCGTCAGATCATCGACCTCCTGCAGGTGATCCACCACGGACAGTCTGATCGGCGTCGGCGCCGAGGGCAGGTTGACACGTCCGGGCTGGTGGCCGCCATAATGCGCGGTCGAATCCAGGAACTCGTGCAGTGATTCCAGCCATTCCGGATAGCTGCGGAGCCATCCGCGCAATAGCCGGTCGCATTCCAGACACAACGTGTCGCCGGCACGGCAACCGGCACCGCACACGTGGCACACGCCAGCGAGCGCTGGCTTGTTTTGGTTGGTTTGTGCTGGTTGTGTCTGGTTTGGTGTTGGTTGGGATTCGTTGGTTTGTTCGTTCATTTGTTCGATTCCCTCCGGCGTGGTAGTCTGGTTTGTGGTGATGCCAGAGCCCGGCCGGAAGGTCGGGTTCTTTGTTTATTCGGTGGCGGAGTCCTGTTTTTCGAGGTGGACGTGTTCGATCTTGGCTCTGCAGCGGAGCAGATTGGCGTATTCGTCCATGACGTCAAGCTGCCTGCTCAACAGGCTGATCGGACAGACGGGCTCGAAGTCAAGCGTGCCATCCGCATACCGCTGCAGCATGTCCCTGAGCCTGCCGGCACGAGCGGTCAACTCACGGTATTCGACGCGCATCCGCTCCTCATAATCGGATCCGTCGGCGCTCGCGGGTTGCGCTTGGTCGGCGGTGGCGAGCACTTCGATGGCTTGGCGAACGTATCCGTCGCGGATCCATTCGGATGCGGTCTGCCATTCCTCGTGGATGATTTCGGTGGAGTCCTTGCGGAGTGCCCATTTGAGTCCGAACAGACGTTCGGCGACGGCTTCGGTTCTCGCGTCGATAGGCGGGAGCGGCGGTTCCAGTGTTTCCTCGCTCATTTCGATTCCTTTCTCTGTTGATTGTGCATGGTCTTCCGGGTCTTGTGTCGCAGCAGCCACACCACCCATCCGGGCAGTTCGGTCCAGATGGTCAGATGCGAGGACGCGGCGTACAGCTTCCACCACCTGCCGCAGATGACGCAATGCTCTATCCTGCGCAGGCTGACCTCGTATTGCGCCGGACCGATGCCATTGCTCGCGCAAATGAATATCCCGACCGCGCTCCGGCACGCATGCGGCGAGCGCCGTTTGTTACAACTGATGCTGTTCATCATTCCGCCTCCTTCTCAAGGATGTAGACGATTGTCGGCGGGAATGATGGCTCATAGCATATGTTCGGCTCCATCTCGTACTCGCCTTTGCCACCGAGTCCCGGCAACACGTCGGTGCGCATCACGCTCCATCCGTCGGAAAGCAGACCGGCGAGCGCTTCCGTATTCTGCAGCTTCAGCGTGTACACGTCTCCGCTTGCCGCGTACATAACCGGCACTACCTTAAATTTCCTACTCACCGCTCCGTCTCCTTCTGCTCGTCCAACCACTTCTCAAAAAGCCGGTAAATGTCCAGCGGGATGGTCCTCACCGGCTGGAACTTCAGCCGTCGCATGCAGTCGGCGCACACCTCGGTGAATGTCTTCGCCTGGCCGCCGTAGATGAGGCCTATGGAATAGACGGGGCTCGAGCACCACCGGCCGCACAAATCGCAGGTGTGTATGTCCATCGTGACCAATTCGTCACGCTGCGGCAGGAACGGATTCTCCGCATCCCTTTCCTCCACGGCATCGGCGAGCGCCTTTGTGATCTCATCCTTGGCGGTGAGGTAGGCATGATACCGGGTCGATGAAATCTCGTAGAGCGGCCGGTTGCCGTCGCGGGATGCGGCGCGCATTGCCGCGAGTTCCTGGTCGGTGAGTTTGCCGAGCGTGCTGATGGCGATGTCTGCGCCCGTGTTGTTCATTGCTGCCTCTTTTCCTTGTCGTGTTCCGCCACCCATCTGAGCAGGGTGTTGATGGTGATTTCGACCACTTGGCGTTCCTCGTCGTCTTCCGGCGCGATGTATATGGCGCCGTCCTGGATTCTGATTTTCACCGTGGTTCCTTGTCGGCTCCGCTGACGTGGTCCCAGTCGCATGAGATTCCGGATACGCCGTGGCTGCCGGTGGTGATGACGCAGTCGACTCGTCGTGTCTCGGACAGCGTGACGATGCATTCCTTGATGCGTTCGTCGCTGGACTCTTCGGAGCATGTGGTGCCAGTGGCGGCGATGGCGTGGGCCGGGGTCGACGTCTTGGACGCACTGCCGCATCCTGCGAGCGCGGTGCAGAGGGTGAGGGTGATGGCGGTGAGTGTGGCGCAGATGGTGTTTCTCATTGGGTTTCCTTTTTCGTGTGTGTGGTCCAGTGGTTCCAGTTGCGGATCGCGCGGTTGAGGTTCGGCCTGCCGGTCTGGATGATTCCGTATCTCTTCCGGCATGCCGGGCAGACGCATGCCCATATGGTTGCGACGTGTTGCAGGCTGTCGACGTGGTAGCAGTATCCGGCTTGGACGATGATTGGTCGTGCCTTTCGGCATTTGGGGCATGGCGTTGGGCGTCTCCATTTGCGTGGATGTTCCGGCGTGCGGTGGGCGGTCATGTCGATGATCTCCATCGGTCAGTCCTTTCCGTAGATGGCGAGGCTTCGTATGCCGTCGCCCATGCTGTTGGAACATGTGTTCGGATCGTGGTCGATGATGTCGTTTCCGATGCCCTGGAAGCGGAGGCTGGCGGTGCCGGCCGGATGTCGGATGAGTTCGAGCCGGCCGTCGATGATGACGTCCTGGTCGGTTTGGGCGATGCAGCGGCGGCCGATCAGGATGGCCGGATCGGCCGACCGCCATTTACGCAGCGGAACGTTGACGCTCACCGAGGCTCCTCGCCTTCGTTTCCGCCTTGGGCGTCCTTTCCGGCCGGCTCGTAGCCTTCGTCGTACACGTCGTCGAGCAGCGTCTGGAACTCGGGAGAGGCGAAGAACGTGCCGATGGCGTCCTTGGCCACGCGCCTCCATGGCTCCTTGCCCTCCATGGGCATCTCGTTCCATGGGCGTGGATGGCGGGCCCCGTTGCTATACCAGCGCAGGTAGATGGCCTCGGCCACCTTGTTCTGCGTCTCCAGACCGATCGGAATGGTCTCCTGGTCTGCCATGATGGCTCCTTTCAGTATGTTTCCGGCGGTTCCGGCGCGGTACGGTCCGCAATGATGTAGGCGGCGAGCGCGACGCATAGGGTGAGGATGATGAGTATGGCGTGCAGGGCGAGCCATTGGATGGGGATCCAGTGGTGGAGGCCGATGCCGATGATCGGCCGGATGATGGCGTGCGGCACGAGCAGCAGCGCGGTGAGGGAGAATAGCGTGGCGAACCAGTCGCCGACGCGGTTGGAGATGCGGTTGATGGTCTGTTTCATTCCGATGTTCCTTTCATAGTTGGTACGGTTCATGGCCTGTTGGCCATCCAGCCGATCAGGATGGCGGCGCATAGGAGGATCACTGCTGCGGTGCTCATCGCCTTGCTGCTTCCGTGGCGACGTATCGACCGGATGATCAGAGAGGTGGCGGATGATGCGCGCGTATTGGCGGATGTCGCGGTCGAGGCATGTGTCGGTGCGGTGGGCGCTGACTGCAGGCGTCTCCTCTTCCGGTTTCACGTCCCAGCCGGCAGCTTCGAGACTGTCGCGGAGGGTGGCCATGTCGATGCGGTGGTAGTGCAGCGGGAGGTTCGGGCAGAGTCGGCCGATGAAGTCGAGGTCGAACTGCGGGTTGCTGCCTGCCGGATGGAGGGTGAACGATTGTGCGAGGCTGTCGACGTATTCCTCGAGCGCGTTCGCCGTTGCCTTTTCCGTATATCCGCCGTCGAGAGCGGCTTCGAGCAGTCCGTTGGCGCAGTGCATGCGCCACGCCTTGATGTTCCCGTCCGTAACGGATGCCTTGCGGCCTTTCAGTCCGATGACGCGGCGGAAACCTCCGACGCACCGCACGCCTCTCATGTCGGTGCAACGCATTTCCACCTCGAGGATCCTGTCATGGTCCGGGTCGAGTCCCGTGGTCTCCACGTCCATCCACAGCAGCATGTCCTCTTTGGCTTTTTCCTCGCTCATCATTGGTTTCCTTTCGTTCGGAGGAGAATGATTTCGGTCTGCGTGAGCGGTGTCGCGGTCCCGTCCATGTTCAGCCGCAGCCACCGGCCCTCCCAGTCGAGCACCGGCACATCACGCGGATCCGCGCCGAACGGCACGATCAATCCCAGCCGCTCCGCCTCGGCCACATGCTGGTGGACCCACCCATGGCAGCCCGTGGTCCCACTGCCGCATAGTTCGACGATGTTGGCCGGACTGTGCCGCACATCCGGATCCGCCGCCCGCCGCAGTTGACGGTGATGGCCGGAGCGTCCGGGCCAGCATGACGGGTCATGGATGTTCGTCCCGCAACGCAGGCAATGCCATCCCTGCCGCTCCAAAGCGGCACGCTTCGAATCATCGAACTCACTCACAACGCACCCCCTCCTGCATCAGACCGTCGACCAGCACCAAACACGAAGTGCAATTGGCCCTCAGCCCGGCCGCCATCGCCACGATGCCGTCATCCGCCCTGCCACCGGCGAGCGCTCGCAGTTCGATTGTGCTGGCGGTCTGGGCGGTGTCGGTGAGGAGTTGGGCGAGTTTGTCGAGTTGTTTCCTGGTCATTGGTTGTTCTCCTCGTCTTCTTCGTTTTCGTCGGAGTCGGCTTCGGTGATGGCGGCGATGAGCTGGTCGAGATGGCTGGTTTCGTCGTCGGTGGGCGTGTAGCCGAGGTCTTGGAGGATCTGGTAGTAGCCGGGGATGCGTCTGCTGGTGTCGTTGACGGTGGTCCAGTCGGTCGGGTCGATGAACCATTCGATACGTGCGGCGAGGATTTGCACCGCCCAGACCGCCCAGTCGGGTTCGTCGAGGTGGTAGCGGAGTTCGGCGAGCGCCCGTTCTGGTTCGATGCCGCTGATGGTGGTGAATTGTTCGCCACCGCATGCGGCGTCGTTCCATGTGCTCAGCGCCGACGTGTAGCCCTGCGGGTCCGGGTCGATGATCTGCAGGAGTCCGAGCCGGGCCGTGGTTTCGATGAGCTGGGCGCGTTTGATGCCGTGGAGGTTGGCGTGGAGCCATGCCATGCGCTTGTCTGCTGATGCGGCGGCGTATTCCTCGAGCGCGTGCCGGCGGGCGTCGCGTTCGGCTTGTTCGGCGGCCCGTTGTGCTTCCTTCTCGGCGTCGGCGGTCTTGTCGCGGCGGGTCCAGAGGTAGACCTGCTGCGAGACCGTGTGGATGGATACGGCGGCGGGATTCAGTTCGCGGATCTTCTCGATGGCTTCTTCGGGGGTGCCGGTGGATGGGAACATGCAGCCGCGGTAGCGCCATTCCGGGTCGCTGTAGGGCTTTTCGGGGTCGGGGATGAGGTTGATGCCGTTGTCGGGCTCCACGAGGAGCGCGGCGACCGATTCGATCCATTGCCGGTCGCGGTCGGCGCGTTCGATGTTGCGGAGGATGTAGTCGAAGTTCGAGGTGCCGGCCGCCTGCGCGAGCTTCTTCTGCCTGTCCGGCTGGCCGTCGTATCGTGCTATGGCCACGAGCTGGCCGATGGTGAGCTGGCTGAAATCGTCGCGGGATGCTCTGACCTCGGTCTTGATGCTGGCGGCCTTGGCGCGGTCACGCACATAGTCGGCGCTTCGGCCGAGCCGGTGGGCAACGTTGGCGGTGGTGGCTCCGAGGTCGAGCATGCCCTGGATGGCGTCAGCCTCCTCCAACACGGTGAGCTGTTCGCGCTGGCAGTTTTCGGTGACCATGGCCTCCAACTGCTGCAACGGGTCTAAGTCAAGCACGAAACACGGCACGGCTCCGGTGCCGGCCTGCTTGCATGCGGCGAGACGACGATGGCCGGCGATGACACGATAGCGCTCGCCGTTGGGTACGACGGAGAGCGGCGTGAGGAGGCCGTTGGTTTTGATGCTGGCGGCGAGGTCGGTCACGTCGCCGATGTTTTTGCGTGGATTGTCGGGGTGTGGGTCGATCAGGCTCGTGTTGATGAGCTTGATTTCGTTGCTTTGGTAGTTGCTCATTGCTTCTCCTTGCTGGTTTCTTGGTTGTTGAGTTCGTCTGCGCATGCCTGGCATGCCTTCCACCATTCGCTTGGGTTGCCGTTGCGGAGGCTTCCGGTGTGGTCGTATTCGTCCTCGTGTGGATCCATGAGCTGGTGGACGTGTTCGCAGTTCCAGGTGTGCTTGTGGATTGGCGGCAGCGAGATCGGCTCGGGTGCCCAGGTCTCCCATTGGTCGCGGAGCCATGTGTTGAGCCGTGGGATGTGGCCGCTGCGGATTTGGCCGTCGTTGACGGCGTGCTTGTAGCGGCGGAGCGCGGTTTGGAGGCGGGTGAGTTCGACTGGGTTTCCGGCGATGGCCGCGTACAGGGCTCTGGCTTCGGCTTCGGTCTTGCGGCCTTTCGCGCCGACGGATCCGGGATAGGCTTTGGCGAAATGGTCGAAGCCGGATTCCGGCGTGGCGGGTTGCTTCGGTTTGCCGGCGGGAGGGGTCGGAGAGGGATTATCGGTATAGGTATCGGTTTTATGCCATGTTTTTGCTTGGCTGTCCCCTAGCAACTTGCTAGACGGTTTGCTACCCATCTCGCTACCGTTTTGCTCTCCGTTTGCTTGGCTGTTTTCCGGCAAGTCGCCAGACGTTTGCTTGGCTTTCTGGTTGGCCGCCTTGCGGCGTCCTCCCTTGCTTCCGGCCTTTCTGCGCGCCTCGCGTTGCTCTTCGGTCAGCATCTTCGGCTCCCTGCAGATGCCTTCGGCGTAGACGGGGCGCCAGCCGCCGTCGTGCTCCTCCATGAGCCCGGAGTCGATGAGCTGCTGGAGCTGTTTCATGGTGCCTCCGGCGTCCTTGAGGTCGAGCTTGTCGAAGTGGCCGGGGTACGCGGCCGGGTCCTTGGCCTGCATCGAGACGCCTTTGGAGTGGATGACGCACAGCTTGACCCACAGGCCCACGGTGGCGAGCGGCAGGCGGCGGATGCGCCTGTCGTCGGCCATCTGGTCGTCGATGATGAACCACATATCTCTCTTGCTCCTTCCGTGGTTCAGTCGATCTCGCCGGTGTCCGGATCTACGGTCGCCTCGACGTCGCCGTCGTCCATGTCGAGGCTGCGGCGCAGGTCGTCGATGAGGATCATCTGCCGTGACGTGGCGGGCTTCGCGCACATGTTC